TCAACTGGAGACAGTCCTACACAAACTGGAAAACGGGTAAGGAAGGCTGTTGAAAAACTAAAAGTTCAAGGAAAATTTACCTCTCAAAAAGAGCAACAGGTAGCAGACATAGGAAGTAGAACTTCTTCTAGGCAAGGAAGAAGAAAAGCGGAGTATTGGTCTAATCAGGCGAGACGCTCTGATATTGAGGGAGCCAAGGACTCCGAAGAGAAAAAAGGGGAATACAGCCACAAATCAAATACTAGGAGAGCAGAAAGAGACAGAACTGAAGCAACTATTACTGCGCGTAGGAGATATGACGCTGCTAGAGAAGGTGGAGGAGACGACCGAGTTTCAAGAATTAAAGCTAGTATGGGAAAACCTCGTTCATAGGATATTCATTATGAACACCTTCGAACAATTTCTAGTAGAAAAATTAATAACTATTAATGAGATCAAAACGGGAAATAAACTAACCTATGATCGCACAGATCCAGCAGCATTAGAAGCAGCTTGGAAAGAAATAGATAGTAAACCGACTAAAATGAGTGGTGCTACAAGAACATTTAGAAAGGGTGCTAGAAGAGCCAGGAAAACAGGAGTTGGTAACGATTTAGAAAACCGTATTTCAGAAGTACCTACAACATTTAAAGGTATGATGAGGAGAGCTAGAAGAGAAAGAAGAGCTGATGCTGCGGTTGCTGCTACGATTAAGAAACACTTTGGAAAAAACAAATGACACACTTTGAAGACTATTTATTTAATAAACTTTTGGAAGGCGTGGGCACAAGAAAAGAGGAAAGACCTCCTGAAGAAATAATGCAAGCGAAAGAAAGTATGGTTACAACTCATTACAAGGCTGTACTAGAGGATCCAAAAGCCACTGGCTGGAAAACATCATCTCCTAGGGATATGTACCCCTAACCGCTAGAGAGGTTTAAATTGAAATATTATGAAACATTTTGAAGATTACCTTACTAACACTCTACTAGAAATTTCTGATTCTAGACCGCGTGATGTTTGTCCAGGTTGTAAAGAGAGGTTCACCCCTACCGAAGGGTCTAAAAGAACAAATAAGAAAATTCAACAGGAACAAGATGTAATATCAAAACTTTTCTTACTTCCTAAAGCTCCCAAGCCTACTATATGTCCTAACTGTCTCAGAAAGGCGGGTATGTGAATAAAAATAAAGAGTTTCACAATAAAGGACCTCGCTATTGGGGAAAAGTTAAAAAATATCGAAAAGTTGTTTGTACCTTTTTTAGAAAAGAGTCCAAAATAAAAAATCGGAAGCCCTAGCGGGCTTCACTACTCTATATAAGACAGAGGTATTCATGAATTTTCAAGATCATTTAATTCAAATCATTTTAGAGGCCCATGCTGCTCATCGTGACCCTAAATCCAAGCGGGCGTTAGCTCGGGGTGATGCCGACGCGGGATATGCTGGTCCACTTGCTCGTAGTTTTGGGACAGAACGAATGAGTAAAACTAAACCGATAAAAGATTTTGATCTTCATGCAAATGTTTCCTTAGCAGTAAAGAATTTGAATCGTAAGCTGAGGGTAAAGACCGATCCTAAACTTCATCACATGGTTCAGTCTGCTTTGCTCCGTAATAGAAACAAAGGACCTAAAGGATTTTCTCCATTATCTAAACAACATGATAAGGCCGATGTGGCAAGAGATAAGTGGCGTAGACAGAGCGGCCCATGAGGTAACTGATGAGATATGTAGATTCACTAAAAAGCTATATTTATCAGGTAAATGAAGAGAAGGCTAAGACCTCTCAGAGCCTTAGTCGTAGGAGTATGAAGGGCTTGGAAGTTGCTGATATTAGGTCCGGTAGAATGTCCAGAGTACAACAGCTAAAGAGAGACTATCTTACTGCTAATATAAAAGGGGATAAGGATGAGATGGATAGATTATTAACACTTATTAAGGACGCGGGAGGGGCTAGAATATGAGAACAGTTTATAGACCATTTACAAAAATTATTGATGTAGCAGGTACTGGGGCAGTAACTGTAGATTTAAGAGACTCAAATACTGCTGTAGTTAGTTGTAATTATGTTTCAGTAGAAAGTGCGAGCGGAACTGCCGCTGATGGTTTTATTTTTGTGCAACCTACTTCTGGTATTACTGCTTCTGGGATGGTTGCTACAGTTGCTCTCCCCCCTGATACAATAGCAGGTAGTGGTATGCTTGGTGTTGCTTGTCCAAATCTTAACGGTATTTGCCAACTGGTGTTGGGAATTGGGGATAGGGTAATGCAAATAAGTTTAACTAATACAGGGGCTACAGCCACTACTTGTATTGTAACCTATGGAAATGTGAATGTTCAAAACCCAATAAAAGATACTGGGTACGGACGAGGAGATTAATCATGAGTAAAAAAGAAATGGTGGTAGGGGCTCTTTTGGGGCTTCTGACGATATCTAGTATTTCCCTACATATGGATAACAGGGGTGATAAAAAAAGGATGCATGGTGTTGTACAGCGTATGGGGCGTTCTAATACTGAGGCTCGGTGGGCCGGTATGGAAAGAGGGATGAAGCGTCCTGATCGTGGTTCTTTTGGAAAAGGAACAAGAGAAAAAACTGAAAAGAAAAAATGAGATTTTATAATCCTGGGCCTAAGAGTACTTCTCCTGGGTGTGAGAGGGCTAAGGATCCTACTGTTAGACAGTTTATGTCTAAAAGAGGTACTTCTGCTTCTAGAAATTGTGTAGGAGCAAATGGGAAGGTTTCTTTATCTGTTGTCTGTAAGAATAATGGTGACTATTCAGGTGTTAAAGGTCTTGGAGTAAAGGTTGTTCTTTATAGAATAGCAGCGAATAGATTTGCTCTCCAATTCTTTCTGAGAGATGATAGTCAGTTAGGTACTAATGTAATTAGTACTACAGGAATAGCCACACTTCCTAGTTTATTAGCTGGAAAAGCTGCTTTAAACCCTCATTTTTATTTAAGAATAGGGGACACTACTGATCAAGTACAAGATGCCGGAACTGGAGCATCTAACGCAGTCTTTATGACTATTAAATAATATTGGAGGTTTTTTATATGAAAGTTACAAAAAAGTATATGCTCAGACCGTGCGCTCGTTGTAAAAACGGGTGCTGACTAAAATTCGTGATCTTTTAGAGCTAATTTCCAGGTAATACAATAAAGTAGCCAAGATGCGGTAGATCCTAGAACTCCGTCTAAGAAAATGCTTCCTGTAGGAGAGATCCAAAATAACCCTAAGACTAAACCTATCCAAAAGCCCATACACATCGGGCATCTGAAGAGTTCGCCTAATTTTTTGTGAATTTTCTCTGCGCTTTCTCTCCACCAAGCTCCCATTTTCGATATGGTTATGATATTGGAAGCACCAAACGCAACTAAACAAAATAATATTAAATCTAACATGTTATTGGAAATTTCTCCTTATATTCTTCATAAATTAATTTTCTATTTTCGTGCCAGGACTCCCTGCCAGCTAACTCCCCTCTAGAGTAGTGTACTAGCGATATCGGGATTGTCTTATTCTGGTATCCCAAGATGTGGGCACTCAAGGTATAATGTATATCATAGAAGTCCCAGTCACCTTTTAAGTAATTTGGTTTTGTTAACCCTATTTCTTTTATAAGTTTTGCTTTCGCAGCTAGAAATAAACCATCCAAAACCACGACCTGACCGTTACTGCCGTAGTAAGTAGTGTGGGTATCTAGTTTATCCTTATCTACATGGTGTACTGAGCCTCTGTGGAGGCCCTGTTGCCATCTTTGGTGGTCCCACCATACTACATCCTCTCCTAAGTAAGTAGTTCCAGCAACTCCCACAAAGCCGGTAGTGGCCTGTATATTGCTTATTAGAGTCTTAGTGAATAGGGGGGACGGCATTTTTATGTCTATATCATCATGTGATAGTATTATAATATCATTAGATTTTGGATTAACTCTATTATAGGCTTTTTCATAGCCAGAAAATATAGATTTCTGATTAACAAGTAGTTTTACTTCAATTCCGCATAATACTAAATATGATAGATACTTTTCGGTAACAGCAGTAAGAGTCTTACTTCTAGTACAAATAAAAGCATATATTTTAGGATAAGGCATATAATATAATAGACTATGGAAGCTCAAGAATTATTAGAAGAATTTAAAAAGTGTAAAGATGACCCTATTTATTTCATCTCTAATCATATAAAAGTTGTACACCCTATGCGGGGGCTGGTGCCGTTTAAACTATATCCTTTCCAGAAGGATATTGTAAATAATTTAGAAACAAATAGATTCAATATCTTAAGGAAATTTAGGCAAGCAGGATGTACGACTATAGCCGCAGCGTACTCTCTTTGGAAAGCTTTATTCCAGAAGCACCAAACTATCATTATTCTGTCTAAAGGAGATGTGGAAGCGACAGAAGTTTTAGAGCGCATTAAGATTATGTATGAAGAACTTCCTGCATTTTTACAACCTGGAATTGAAGAAAGTAATAAACATACCTATAAACTTAAAAGTAATTCAGTAATTAAGTCTAGACCATCAGGGAAACAATCGGGAAGATCTTTAGCTGGGTCTCTTCTAATTATTGATGAAGCTGCCTTTATTGAAAATATTGATTCTATCTGGGCTGCTGTATATCCAATCATTTCTACTGGTGGACGAGCTTTTGTTCTCTCTACAGTAAATGGTGTTGGAAACTGGTATCATGATATTTATACAGGGGCTGTTAATAAAGAAAATGCTTTTAATCCTATTGATATTAACTGGGAAAGCCACCCTGAGTATAAAAGACAAATAGAGTATAAGCATCTTTATAAGCAGATGGAAAAAAAAGGTGTCTTTGTAGATGAATGGGAAAAAACTACAAAATTAAACATGCCGGTTCGTCAATGGCTCCAGGAGTATGAATGTGAATTCCTTGGTACTGGTTCAACCTATATTGATGGAGAAAACCTAAAAATGCTTGTGGAAAATCAGACTATTACTTATGATATAAAATATAATAATCGTATGCGTGTTTGGAAAGAACCAGAACCTCACTATGAGTATATCATCGGAGTAGATGTAGCTTTAGGAAGAGATCGAGATTATTCTGCATTTCATATTTTTAATAGGTATACAGGGGAGCAAGTCGCAGAGTTTTACTCTAAAAGAACTCCTATTAATGAATTTGCAGATGTTATAGCGACAGAGGGAAATTACTATAATCTTGCTACTGTACTTGTTGAGAGGAATACTATAGGAAATAATCTTATTGATTGGTTATTCAATATTCTTGAATATGAAAATTTATGGATGGAGACTACAGGAGATTTTGGTATTCAAATTAGTAATAGAAATAGAGATGTTCTTTTAGCTAGAATGGAAGAGTTTATTAGAATTAATGCAATTAAAATTAATTCCAAAAGAACCGTAGATGAACTTTTAACTTTTATTATATCTAAAACAGGAAAAGCAGAAGCAGATACGGGAAAAAACGATGATTTAGTTATGAGTTTAGCTTTTTGTGTTCATATTCTTTATACTTTATCTGAATCTGATCCAATAGAGACTAGTAAGGGGCTAAATAAAGATAGAGATAAACCACTAGCAGCTATAATGGCTTCACAAAGGGCTACTCTTAAAACTTATGGTGGTATAACTCAAGAGGAAATAAAATGGCTGATGAAAAACTAAAAAATCCAGAACGAATTGATGAATTCGGGCAATCTGAATGGGGAGGAGGTGGAGACAGGGGGGGAGCCTACTTTTATCCTACCGGAAGATTAGGTAAATTTTTATCTAGGTTTTTTGCCACTAAAGCTCAACCGTATATTGCAAGGCAAGAGAATGACGGGAATGATGCTGCTGTTATTCCGGCCCCTTTGGCTGGTGACACAGTTGTTCAAGCAGACACTATTAAGCCTACTGGGCCTCCAGGAAGTATCCTGCATAGCGCAACAAGACCTGTTACCCTTCCTGAGTTAGAAAAGAACAGACAAAAAAGATACAGAGAATATGAGAGCATGGACGAGTATCCAGAGGTTGCCGCAGCCTTTGATATTTACGCAGATGATGCTACTCAAAGAAATACTAAAGGTGATAGATGGGTAGTTAAAACAGATCATCCCGAAGTACAAAAAGCAGTAAAAACATTATTTAAAACTATTAAACTTGATAGAGTGTACTGGGACATTGTGCGAAACATGGTAAAGTATGGTGACGCTTTTTGTGAAGTTATTACAGATATAAATAAGCCTGATAGAGGTATCCAACGGGTTAAGATGCTCAATCCACATTTTATTCTAAGAGTGGAAAATGAATATGGGTATTTAACTGATTTTCTTCAAGAGATTCCTGATAAAGGGGACTGGAACGCATACGGGTTGCAGGGGGAAGCTATGAATGCTGCGGCATACATTACTCTAGATAAGAACCAAATTCTCCATTTTCGTTTATTCACTTCAGACCCCTATTTTTATCCTTATGGCAAGTCTATAGCAGCATTAGCAGTTCGAATATTTCGTGCTTTAAAGATGATGGAAGATGCTATGATAATTTATAGGTTAGCAAGGGCTCCAGAAAGGCGTATTTTTTATATAGATGTTGGTAACCTTCCTACTAATAAAGCAGAAATTTTTATTGAGAAGTTAAAACAAAAATTTAAAAAAGAAAAGTTCTATAATCAACAGGTTGGGGGGATTGACGAGCGATATAACCCCCTTTCTATGGATGAGGATTTCTTTGTTCCTACTAGGGCTGGAGCAGGAACAAAAATTGAAACACTCAAAGGAGCAGAAAATTTGGGGGAGGTTGATGATGTTAAGTATTTTAGAGACAAGTTACTCGCAATTCTTAAAGTTCCAAAAGATTACATTGTAGAAAAAGACCAGTCTCCTGAAAGAAAAGCTAACCTGTCCCAACTTGATGTAAAGTTTGCAAGAACTATACTTAGAGTTCAACATTCCATTGAAGTAGGCTTAGAAAGTTTAGCAAAAAAACACTTAAGATTATTAGGCTTCCCAGAAGCCATGATTAAGGATATGATAATTGAACTTCCTGATCCCTCAGATATGTTTACAAAGCGTAAACTGGATATTGATCTTCAAAAAGCTCAAGTAGTTCAAGCTGTTGTAGGACTAAATTTATTCCCTAAATCGCACATATATAAAGAATACTATGATATGACCCCTGCTCAAGTGGAGACCACTTTACAGGCTATTGAAGATGAGTCTGCTGCTGCTACTGAAGAGCAAATGGAGGCACAGAGGAATAATTCCCAAGGAGTAGGGGGAGGGGAGCCTCCTCCATTACCTGGGGGTGAGGGAACGGGACGCTCTAATGAAGAAAAAATAAACAGACTTAGGAAATTTCTTCTCTCAGAAAACCTAGATACTAGGAAAGTAAGAGTCCTAAAACGGATTTATACCAAAATAGAGGAAAAAAACAATGTTTGATCATATTTTTGAGAATAGAGATAGAAAGATAACTGATCTTCTTAGACTTGGAGACTGCTTAGGTAGGAGTCTAAGAGAAAATGTTAGTTTATTCTATATTGACGACACTAATTCTAGAGTATCGTATTTAACAGAGGGAGAAAAGATAATCTCCGGTGATTATTCTCTGAAGAATGGAATTACACTAGACTTTGTTATTGTAGAAGATTTTTCTCTATACACAGACGAGGTAAAGTTTGATAGCTTTGTAAATAGTAAAGTTTCTGTTTTCATAGAATCTCTCTATTCAGATGACTTTAGTAGTGCCCAGACTGATTTTTCTGATATTTTGGAAACTTGGAGCAGTAGATTAAAGTTTGATTCGGTTAAGAAGAGGTTATACGAGAAAAAATCCAAGTTTAATGATTCTCAAAATATACTCTCCACCCCAGAGTTCCATAATTTTATTGAATTATCCGAGCAGATAGCTGGGTTTTTAAAGGAAAACTACGAGTATATTTTAAATATTCCAGAAATCATGAATGGTGTTAGACTATCAAATACTGTTACAAAAGCATTTAACCTTCCTAGGTTGAACTATAAAACTCTTGCCGAAAATGGAACTTATAGAGTGTCTGATATAGAGAATAAGTCCATCTATGAAATGATTTGTAGACAAGAACTAGTAAGAAAAGAGTTACTTGAATCTAAAACTGAATTTCTTAATTCCTGGGCTACAAGTAAGAGTGTTAGGGCGTTAGCTGGTCTTATTTATGAAAATGATGAGGCTATTATACTAGATTCATTATCTAAGGCTATAGAGGAAATTCCTTATTTTGCTTTCGTAACAAAAAAAGATCTTTATGAATCTATTAAAAATGCTCTATCCATTTCAGAAAGTGTTGAGATTCCAGACGAACACATCAGAAAGTACGCAAGTACCATAGCGGAACTTAAAAAACCCGTTAAAATAGAATTAATTAAAGTTTTAAATGAAAAATATGGAATAAATATTCAAAATTTGAAAGACACTCCAACATTCAAGAGTCTTACTAATACACAAGTTGTGATTCTTGAATCCTTAGCTAGGATCTCTCCAAAAAATTCTACACAAAAGCAAGTATTAAGAGAGTTTGCTAATCTTCTCCAAGGTAAGTCAGGTGTTCAAAGTTTAGATGTTAATGATTGTCTGAAACTTATTTTTGAAGCCGCTGGATTTACTAATTTATTTGAGGGAGAAGAGCTTATTAATCATTGGAATGGAGACCTTTCCGATGACGTAGAAGTTAATAATTTGTATAAAGGCGTAGTAGAGTATACAGAAGACGAGACTATGGAAGAGCAGGAGGACGGGGATGCACCAGAGGAAGAACAAGAAAAAAGAGAAGAAGCCGATGCTATTCCTGATAAAGAACTATCAAAAGAGGATTTTATGTCAGCTATGAAAGACTTAGAGGACATACTCGGAGATATCAATCAAGAAGCAGAAGTAGAAGACGAAGAAAGGAACTAAAAATACTATAATACTTAGGGAATAATTATATGATTAATGAAGTATTATTTTTAGTAGCTGAGATTGATTCGGATTATATAACACAAAAACAAACGGCTATTTCAGCCTCTGATTGGTGATATACCTATTGGAGATTTGGGTGAAAGTGATCTATCTTTAGGAAATAATACAATTACCTGCCGTAATATGCGCGTAGCTACCAGTCTTAGTGGGGATCCTACTTGCATTACTCAGTTAGATGGGCCGGTTACTTTAACTTCTTCTATGGATATTAGTGGAGATTTAGTTGTTAGTGGTCATGGTACGGGCCTCCCTTATCCTCCCCCTTATTGCCATATTAGATCTATTAATAACGGGGTTACTTCTGATGCGCTTTATGTGGCTTTTACAGACGCTACTGTAACCACAGTTTCCTCAAATGCAACACAATTTGAGTGGGATAATACTAATAAGAGAGTTTATGTGTCTTCAACTGGGGCATATGAAGTAATTTTTATAGGAAATGCTTTTACAGATACAACTAATGATGAGGTATACACCAGAGTAAATATTGATGGAACGCAACAAACTTATACAAGGCAACGAATAAATACGAATACAGACCCACACATCCTAACTATTGCTTGGGTTGGGTCTGTTACAGCTGGAGAATATATTACTATTACAATTGACGGTACGCAAAATACCACCTTGTACCCCGGAACTACACTTACTATAAAGAGGTTGTCCTAATGACCGACCAGAAAAAAATGACATTATCTAAAGATACTTTAATTCCATTAGGAATGGTAATTGCCCTTTGTGGAGGTGTAGTTTGGATTAGTACTCAGTTGACTAATATTAATTATAAACTTGATGCCTTAGAGAATAAACTAGAGGATCAATGGACTCAAAGAGATATGGAGAATTGGGGACTCAAATTAAAATTAGATAACCCAGAGATAGTAATTCCCACTATAGCTGATTAAACCATATGTTGCTGTTTTAGTAAATTAATGTATCTTTGGGTATATTGATCTTTTAACATTCTTACATCTCTTTCTATAGCACATAGTCTTTTATACCCTTCTTCTGAGATTTCTTTGGTTTTAATATATTTAAGATCTTCTATTATAGAATCAATATTTGATCTCTCATTAGAAGTAAATATATATTTTTCTTTCTTTAGGTCATTTAAATTTTTCATAGTATTTTTACCTCATGGCCTTCCCTTTTGTAGTGGCGCTTTCGTGCCAGAGAATGGCTTCTTAAGTATTTTTCTTTATCTAAAAAATCGTATATATAAACAACACTTTTAGATTCGTGTCTTCGTAAAGCTCTCCCTAGAGCTTGAATGGTAGCTATTTCCGACTTCATTCCTCTGGCATTAATGAAATGAGTTATTTCCTCAATGTTAATCCCTGTTTGCAGTATTTTAGTGCCAATGAGTGTGCTAGTGTTTCTACATCTTCGGAATCTAGAAATAGCTTTATACCTTTCTCCGATGGAGTTTGCCCCCTCAAGAAATTTGCATGTTTTTCCAAGTAGGTTCTCCAAGGCTCTTCCATGACTAAGTGATTTGGTAAGTATAAGTATACGGGCTCTTTTATTTCGTTTTTTAATGTCATCTACTATTTCCCTTATTATTTTATTTCGTAAATCATTACGCACAATATATTCTTCATATATATCAGCGTAAGACATATCCTCATCTCTTCCACTAGCGGAATAAGCTCTATCAATCAATTGTATTATAGGCTTAGTTAGCCTTCCTTCTTCAATTAAGTCTGCTGTACTAACAATTTCAAGTATTGGACCAAATGCGCCTTCTAAATTATGGAGAGGTATATTTTCTCTAGGGGGTGTAGCAGTAAATCCAAATCTATACGAAGCTTTTGGAAATGCTTGAATTGCGGGGAGAGTCATTTTTCCTCTGGAAAATTCATGGCATTCATCTACTAATAAAACTTCAGCGTCTTCCAAGTGAGTTTCTAGGATTTTTTCAATACTTTGGACCGTACACAGCATAATGTCACCATAAAGATAACCCTCGCCAAAACAAAGGCCAATATTATCTAACCCACAAGCCTCAGTAAAAAAATTATATGTTTGAGTTAATAATTGTTTAGCATTGAATAAAATAACCATCTTTCTCTTACCTAATGATTTAACCAGACCAGCCATAATAAGAGTCTTCCCAGACCCGGTTGGTGATTTTATTATTCCTCTACTACGATCTAATCCTTGTCTAATTAACTCATACTGATAATCATAGTATGTAAAATTGTCAATTTCTTGAATTGTTGCTGTAGGAAGTTCAAGACTGTCCGGTATTATCAGAGGAAAAGAATTAACCTTAGACAAATCTTCTAGTATTCTACTTAATAGTCCTGTTCTAAAAACACCACCTTGAGATATATATCGTTTTTTTCCATCCCAATGCTTATTTCTATAACTAGAAGCATATTCGTACCCCGGAACCTTAAAACTATATAACTCTATTAATGCAGATAACAAGTCAGGATTATCTGTTTCTATTTTAGATTTTATATTTCCTACTTTTATTCTCATTGTTCCTATTATAGATAGGATTGCCTTAATTATTGGAGTATTTTATGACTGAAAAACCACAACTTGCATCTATGGAAAACCAGCAAATTGATATAGCTGCGGCAGTAGATGCTATCTTAGAAAATTTACCTTCTGAATTGGAAGAAACTGTTACTTTACCTTCTAGGGGGAAATTTTATGTTTTAAAAGATCCAGCAGAAGGGGTAAGAGTGCGTCCTATGAATTTTAGTGATGAAAAAGCTATTGTTCAAGCAAGTAATAAAGACTCTATTAATGTTTTATTATCTCGATGTGTTCTTAATATTGATATTACCCAATTGCTTCAGTTTGATAAACTTTATCTTCTAATGAAAGTTAGAGAAATATCCTTTGGAGCAGATTATACAGTAGAGGTGATTTGTAATGATTGTTCTATGAAGAATAGTATTACTTTTAATATAGGTACATTTAATATTAGGGAAATTCCAGAAGATTTAGAAGATCCAAGAGATGTATTTTTAGAGAAAATCGGAAAAACAGCAAAGGTCAGATTTCCTAGAGTTCAAGATGAAGGCTACTTATTAGATAGTAATAAAATTATGGATAATCTTTGGAGATTTGTAATGAGTATTGGAGAAAACACTAATAAAGCAGTTATTAGTAAAGTTATTCAACAATTGCCTTCTAAAGATGTACATATTCTAATGAATGAGATTTTTGGAACTGACTATGGTTTAGACACTAAAGGCCAGTTCAAGTGTGATGGGTGTGCCAGTATCCAGTTAGCGGAGTTGCCTATTGGCGCAGATTTTTTTACTTTGAACTAGATCAAGTACTTGATCTAGATGAACTTTTTTTAGAAGCCTATATACTTGTACATAGAGTTGGTTTCACATATTCAGATGTTAAACTGTTGACAAGAACAGAAAGAACAGCATTTCTGAAATTATTTAAACAAGAAGTAGAAAGAGAAAATGACGAAATTAAACGGGCACACAATAATTGATCGTGGAAATCGCCCCACGGTTCTTCAACGGGTAGGGTTACAAACTTTCTTTGTTAATGACGGAGTTTATGTTGATCCTTATCAAGTAAGCTCCGTAATGATTTTTAGAAAAGATGATTTAAATGAAGCCAACATTACTAAAACCATTGGCTCCAATGGGTTAGTTCTTTCTAGTGCAAGTCCGTATATGAGGTTTGCGCCATCTGGTGATGCTAGTGACGAGGATTCCTTTGATCCTGGTAATTATAATGCGGATAATGATACATTTGCTAGTAGTATTTTCAGAATAGGGGTGGGCCATTATGTTGCGGTTTTAGATGGGACAATTAGCCTTTCTGGGGGTTGGCAGGGGAGTCCACTAGCGAATACAACCTCTTCTGTTGCTGATTGGGTTGATGTTTGGACCGTTAAGATGGCTGAGGGGTCCAACTTCCAAACCCTTACCAACAATTTTCACCTGTTTGGGGATACAGTCTTTACTATTACTGAGCCCCTACTCCTGCAAGTAAGAACACATCTTGCAAATAGGCATGTGACATTGGGTTCCAGAATTAATCTAAAATTTACGAATGAAATTACAGTTGAGAATAAAAATATTACAGACGGTGTAATTAATATTTTTAGAGAGTCTGCTATTACAAGCCCAGCAGTAGAGATTACGAAGTTAAATGAAGATGTAAACCTTCCTTCTAGGGTTACAGTATCTGCCTAGGGTTACAGTATCTGCTTTTGATGCCGTTTCCCCAAGCTCTCTGATCAATGTAACTAGTGACAATACTATTGTTTTTCCTCTAGACACCAACAGTATTGCAAGTGTGCTGTCTCCTAGTGGGGGTGGGGTTACGGGAACCTATACTGCTCAAGTAAAATTTAATCTTATTAATGAGCTAATTCTTAGTCCTCTTTTCCATTTTATAATAAGATAGTTTACTTATTTGTTTTTTTCTTCAACTATATAAGATAGGAGAATAAACTATGGGTTCAACACCTTCAACACCATTTAATCCAGCCGCTGCTGGGTCCAACTTAAACTTAACGCCAGGGCAGGATACTCTCAATCTGTCAGGCAACACTAGTGCTACGGCATATATGGTGTGGACTGAGAAGACTCAGAACTTAGAGGGTTGGTGGGAGAGAAAGTGGACTTTCACGAATGACCCTGGAAACCCTAGTTCTTGTGGAATTGTCGAAGGATCTTATATTCTTTATCATATGACGGAGACTGTCCTCAATCAGCAGGGTTTGCAAACTTTTGCTAGTGGATTAACAGTCTTCCATGATATAGATTATTTCAGTAATCAAATATCGGGAGGGTGGGGAACCTCGGGGTGGTTGTATACTGTTTCTGCGGGTTATACTAGAGTGTCTGGAATTGTAGGAACCCCTGGTGTTTGTAGAAAATCATGGGATGCTACAGGAATGTGGCTTCCAGGGGTATACCTCTTGGATGATGGTTCGGATGCGGGAGGTACAGATACTTCCTCTTACTGGAACTCCACCTTCAATCAGACTATTAATTACGGGGATTGTGTTACATTGTGCCCAGACTGGCGACCTGATATAGTTATCATCTAGGAGTTTATTAAAAATGAATCTAATTAAAGCCTTATTAGATCCTGAATACAGAAGTTTTTTGGAGCAACAACGGTCTCAGAGAGAAACTGGAATAGGGCCGGAGTTTCATGGTAATGTATGTCTTTATAGTGCCCGTATTCGAATGACTCTAGAAATTGTCACCCGTACTATAAATGGGAAACCCACCCTTTGTGTTTGGTGGTGCTTAACTGGTACA